GAATTAAAAGGAGTAGACAATACTTTCGACCAAGATGTAGTGTCTGATCGTGATGCTGGGACTACTTATTTTAGTCAAAAATTAAACGTTAGATTAAAGCATCAAGATATTGCTACACATAAGCAAATCAAATTGTTATCTTATGGACGTCCACACATCGTGGTTCAGACTAATAACGATCAGTTCTTTATTATGGGACTTGAGCAAGGTGCTGACGTTGTAGGTGGCTCAATTTCTACAGGTGGTGAGATGAAATCTGCTTCAGGATATTCTTTGAATTTTGTAGCAGACGAGAAAGTTCCTGCTAACTTCTTGAATGCATCAACATCAACTGCTATGTTGGCATTATTTACAAGTGCTACTTTAGTTACTTCATAGTCTAAATAGTTCACTAGGCTAAGAAGGGGTGTCGATTAAGTTCGGCATCCCTTTTTGTGTTTAAAACAAAATGTATTTCTTGTAGTTATATTAATATGATAATACTTAAACCTATATCTACATCTCAAGCCTTTGTTGTTACTCAACGAGATTTTGAGGGTACACGTGCGAATAAGATTAAAATTATTGATGAAGAAACAAATGTAAGTAGAGTAATAACTTTGTCGGGTACTACTAACGGAGATTATTACGATACGGTTACGATTACAATTAATCCTGCATTAAAGGAAGGACATACGTATAGAGCGATAATGTACGTAAATACTGAAGCATACGTAAATTATAGAGGTAAAATATTATGCACGTCTCAAATAGATATATCTCAGGGATTTTTAGATATTAGAGATTATTCAGTAAACAACAATAGATATATTGAAAACACAACAACTAACGAATTTATATTAAATGACTAGTAACCACGTTATAGAATTATCTGCATACACATCACCTGTAGTTACGGAAGACAAGCGTAATGATTGGGTTAATTATGGTGAGGATAATAATTACTTCCAATTCTTAATAGATAGATATTCGAATAGTGCTACTCATTCAGCAGTAGTAAACAATATTAGCAGATTAATCTACGGAAAGGGTTTAAGCGCGTTAGATGGTTCTAAAAAGCCAAATGATTACGCTCAGATGTTGACTCTTTTTACAGCAAATGATTTGCGCAGAGTAATACAAGACTTATATTTATTAGGTCAAGGAGCGTTTCAGGTACATTACGATAAAGGACACAAGAATGTTGTTAAGGTGTATCATATCCCCGTACAATTATTACGTCCTGAGAAGTGCGATAAAGACGGGAATATTGTAGGTTATTACTATTCTGATAATTGGGAGGATCCTAAAAAGTTTGTACCTAAAAGATTTGACGCATTTGGTGAGGGTAGCTCAGAGATTGAGATATTAATGATTCAACCTTACTCGGTAGGAGCTAAGTATTTCAGTCGTGTTGATTACCAAGGTGCGCTTGAATACACGGTACTAGAAGAAAAAATCAGTGAGTATCTTATTAATGAGGTAAGCAACGGATTCAGTCCAACTACGATTGTTAACTTTAATAACGGAACACCTACAGACGAGCAAAAAGATGAGATTGCACGTGCTACAATAAGTAAATTAACAGGTTCAACGGGTAAGAAAGTAGTAGTTTCATTCAATGAAGATGAAGCTAAGAAGACTACAATTGACAGCGTTCCATTAAATGATGCTCCTGAACATTACCAATACTTGTCAGACGAGTGCAGAAGTAAGATATTAACAGGACATTGCGTAACTTCACCGCTTATTTTTGGTATTGCTACGACTACAGGATTCAGTGCAAATGCAGACGAGTTAAAGAATAGTGTAATACTATTTGATAATATGGTAATTCAACCTAAACAAAAAACTCTAATTGAATCAATAACTAAGGTTTTAACATTTAACGGCATATCTTTAGAACTTGAATTCATTCCTTTACAGCCGTTAGATAGCTCAGGAGAGTTAACGGATGGTGGTTCTAAACGTATTATTGATGGAATTAATTCATTATCCCCATTGGTTGCGAATAAAGTGCTTGAATCCATGACAGCAAATGAGATTCGTGCGCTTGTAGGGTTAGTTCCTGAGAGGGGAGGTAGTGATTTACAGCCAAAAGAAACTACTTTAATGAGTGCTGAAGAGCATATTGAGTGGATTGATGGACATGAATACATTAGAATTGATAGTAGAGAGGTTGATTATGACTTAGAAGATGAGTTAGATGCTGAATTAGAAGCTTTAAACTCACCAAAAAAGACATTATTATCAAAGATTGTTAACCTTGTTTCTACAGGAACTGCAAGAGCAAACATTAAATCAGGGCAAGATGGCGCTATTTTCAAGCACAGGTATAGATATGTAGGTGGAGTTTCTGAAAATACTAGGGATTTTTGCAAGAAAATGGTTCAAGAAAATAAGATATATCGTAAAGAAGATATTATTGCAATGGAATCACAAGTAGTAAATGAAGGATGGGGACCAGAAGGCGCAGATACTTACTCAATTTGGCTGTATAAAGGTGGTGGAGATTGTCACCATAAGTGGTTTAGAGAAACATATCTTAAGAAATCAGATGCTAATTCACCACTTGCTAAAACATTTACCCCAGCGCAAACACGTAAAGCTGGGGAAATAGCACCAACTAATGACAAGCGAGTATACGAAAGACCAACGGATATGCCGTACAATGGATTCTTACCAACAAATAAACGATTCAACTAATGGCAGAAGCATTATTAATAGGAAAAGCAGATTTACAATCTTACACAGCATTAAATGGCAATGTTGATACGGATAAGGTTGTACAATTTATAAAGATTGCTCAGGACATTTGGGTGTTACAATATGTTGGCACTGACTTAATGACTAAGATAAAGGCAGATATTGTTGCTAGTACATTAACAGGTAACTATGCGACGCTTGTAAATACGTATCTTAAGCCAATGTTGATTCACTTTACAATGGTGGAATACTTACCATTTGCAGCTTATTCAATTTCTAATAAAGGAATTTACAAACATAGTTCTGAAAATGCTGAGATAGTAAGCAAAGAAGAGGTGGATTATTTGGTAGAGAAAGAAAAACGTATTGCTGAGAATTACGCACAAAGATTTTTAGATTATATGTGTTTAAATGAAGCGCTATTTCCTGAGTATCAAAGCAACGGAACAGGTGATGTTTACCCACAGCAAAAGAATTACTTATCAAATTGGTATATATGATTAGAGAGGTATATAAGCCTAAGCAAAACAATGTTGTTAAGTTAGAGTTATATTTAAAGAAGATAGAAAAAGATGGCAAACAAAAAGATAAGCGAGTTAACACCGAAGGCGGCACAACTACAGGACGATGATTTGTTGATGGTGTCCGATTACAACGGAGCTACATACGACACTAAATCCGTTACAGGTGCTAATATAAGACCATACAAGACTATTATGTTTGCTATTACTCAAAACGGAACATCTGCACCTACTATAGACTATAGCTATACCGATGAGGTTACGCAGACATTTACACTAGCTAGAACAGGTGTTGGCGAATATACATTAACTGCATCTAGTGCTTTATTTACAACTAATAAAACTTATGCAATTTTTACTTCGACTGCTTATATGGGTAGTTTTATATTAGGTGCAAATAATGGATCTAGTACAGTTATTAATTTTTTTAGTAGAAATAGTGCAAGTGGAGCGCTTGTAGACACTGCATTAGATGGCGCACAATTAGAAATTAAAATAATAAAATAGATATGAGTTTACCAAATTTAGATAGATTAGTTGCTACGAAAGGAACTAAGTTAGTGAATGACACAACGGAAGTAACTGCAACAATCGCAGGAATTTTTGTGTTAGAAGACACTGTATTTGCATCGATTAAAGTTGCTGGATCGGACGTTAAAAGTACATACATCACTACTCCTGCAACTGCTGTTAAAGCTGGCGCATTGATTACAGGTCAAGGTGTGTTATTCAGCGGTGTTGACTTAACAAGTGGATCAGTAAATCTTATTTTAGGGTAGTATGTTTTATGGTTACGGAATATTAAACAATCATGTGCCTACATTAAAGGCTACCGTGATGGTTGTAAATGGAGGTGGTGTGTCAGTTGACGCAGATGCACAAGCGTTCATTACAAATGCAGTAATTACCGATACCACTCAACAAAACTCAATTAATACTTTGGTTAAAAGCTTAAAGTCTGCGGGAGTATGGTCTAAAATGACAGCTATATATCCATTTGTTGGTGGAAGTGCATCACAACACAAATTCAACCTTAAAGACCCACGTGACTTAGATGCTGCTTATCGACTAGTATTTGTAAACGGATGGACACATAGTGCTACAGGTGCTAAGCCAAGTGGGACTGATGGATATGCTAATACTAAATTAATTCCATCTTCCGTTTATGGCACTCAACAACCATTGCTACATTACTCATTATATAATAGAACTAGTTTAACCATAACATCTTCTATATGGGCAGATGGTGTTTACTCAACATCGGGAATTGGTGGCATTTGTTATATGCAAAATTCTTTTACAACTTTAGCTCCTGGTAATTCTGCGATGATGGTTGGTTCATCAGACCCTGGAGGAACTTTGACTGGATTTAGTAGCAATACCGATGGATACTTTGTATTTTCAAGAACAAGTAATACATCATTAAAAGCATATAGAAATGGTACTTTGGTAGGTACTAAAACCACGGATATTAGTTCAGATACATATATACCAAGGTCTGAATTTTTGTTAGGTGCAAGAAATGATTCTTTTGATTTAACACTAAGACCTTCGTCTTATAATTCATTTGAAAAATCATTTGCCACAATTGGAACAGCACTAACAGACACGGAAGCATTAAGTTTAAGAAACGCAGTAAATACATTTAATACAGCATTATCACGATGAAAGTAAAAGAATTAACAGAAGTTCAAAAAAATGCACTAGTGGGTGAAACTTACGATGGTGTACAAGTCATGAATCCACCACAAGATGCGGATGGAAAATGGTATATATCACTAGAACTATATAATGCAATCACTCTAGTTAGAGCAAATGAATTAGGCGTGATTTCTTGGTGGTTTACATTACCTGAGATTGATTATAATCCTGTAATATTAGAGATTCCAGAATAATGCAAGAAATAAGTAGTATATTAAATTCCAAGTTATAACCTTTTATGATATTAATATTGTTGGTGTTGGTGGTTGTTTTATGTTATTTTCTTAAACCTTTATTGAAATGTTTTACTTCATAAATTAAACTAAAATAGAAAA